AAAACCCTTTTTCAATAGCAAGGCTCAAATCAGCGTTCAACATCGCTTTTTCTTCGTCTGTAATTACCTCTGCAACTTCTTCTGCTTTGGGAGTTTCCTCTACTTTTGGCGCTTCTGCAACAACTTCCGAAACCTTTACAATTTCTTCTGCCGGTTGTTCGGTCCTGTCTACACTTTCGGTAACTTTATATTCTGATTGAGGAGTTTCTACGACTACTGCCGCCTCGTCAATAATTGTTTCGTCTTGTGGCATTTGAATTTGATTTGATTTAATTAGGACAAAATTATGTAATAAATGATTACAAACGTTTGTTGTCGGTTATTTTTTTATACCTTTGCTTCGTGATGTGGTAGAAGTTGGTATCTCGTGAGGCTCATAACCTTAAGGTCGCGGGTTCGAATCCCGCCATCGCAACTATATTTCCGCTATTGCTTCGGGAAGACTTTTGCAAAGTTGATCGCGCCATTTGGGCGAAACAAATCTAAAAGCGGATAGCCTTGAAGTTATCCGCTTTTTGCTTTTATGCTTTCTTTACTTTCACCATTACCTTTTTTGCTTTTGGCATCTCTTTTTCAAGCGGGTTGGTTCGGCTGTAAGAATCCCTAGTTGAAGTCGATGTTCCCGTACTGTATTTGTCCGTAAGGTTTGAATCATTCACGTACTCTCGTCCTCTTGCCACCTGCGGAACACTTCCTTTCAGCCTCGTTTCGTTTGCGGCCTTGTTTCCGGCTCTCGCTTGGTCTACAAAATCTTTTCCGTTAAACTTCGCTTTCTTGGCTCCTACAACGCTGTCATTCTTGGCGATGCTTTCCACGGCGTTCCTTTTCGTGTTGATTTCCGATGTTTCGTTTACCTTGGCAATGAAATCCTTGGTAAGTCCTTTCGGTACATATCCATCTGCTTTTTCATCTACAACGGTTTCTTTTCCTGTAGACTTCTTGGTAACTTTTACCATTATTTTTTTAGTTGGTTCTGGCATTTTATTTTGTTTTTATTGGTTATAATTCAAATTGTTCCATTTCGGCTTTCTCTCCCTCAAAATCTATCGGGTCTTTTTCTTTTGCTTTTTGGTCGGCAATCCGGCTCGTGTGCGTGGCCGCCGCCGCAAGATTTTTCTCTTTATCCGATTGCATTTTTTCCAATTTCTCGTGCGCTCCTGAATTGATTAGTATTTGAAGCTCTTTATCATAAACGCTTTTGTCTGCGGCGGTCAATCGGTTTTGTTCTCCTCTCGCTTTTTCCTTGGCAATCTCTCCGTCAGCAATAGCTTTTTGTTTGATGATTTCAAACTCGTTTAACATCTGTGCTGTTTGTTGCTTGAACTGCTCGGCTTGTTGGCTTGCCCTGATATTCTCGTCGGCTTGCATTTTGAATTTCTGCGCTTCCATTTCTTGCTGTTTCTTCTCTCTTTTCTTAATCAAAATAGTAAGATACTGTACGGCTAAGTCAAGGATTTTTATATTGATAATTTTGTATTTATCGTCTAATCCTAAAAACCCTTTTTCAATAGCAAGGCTCAAATCAGCGTTCAACATCGCTTTTTCTTCGTCGTCCGGCTCCAATGTAAGGTAGATGGCAAAATCACTTAAATGATGGTCTTGTAATCCTTCTAAATCCGATACCGCAGTCGCTCCTAATTTCTGAATCAATTCCGCTTTTAATTTCGGGAAGTATTTGAAAATATCCGCTACACGATAGCTAATAGCTTCGGCAGTTTTCAAAGTGATATACCCCATTCCGTTAAGGATATGACGCGTGGCAAGGTTGGAGTTTAAAGCTGCTATTTTCTGAATACCTACCAAACTGTCCTTATCAGGATTTGATGCGTCACTTGCGTTGTTTAGCCCTATTACTTCGGTTAGTTTTGATACGTAGTATAGGATTTCATTACGCAAAGCAGTTAGCTTGTTAATACTGTCGCCTGTACGTATTTCCTGAAATGGTTTCTGTGCGTTGTTGTAATCGCCATTCATAGTAGTGCTCCTGTAGAAATACGACCCTTTTTGAAGCCACATATTGTACATTTCGTTTACGTCGGCGGCTCCTTTGCCAAAATCAATTGCAGAAATGGCATCCAAATCGATAGCAATACCATCGGGAGTAACCCCTTGAATCATTTGAGCCGCCTTTAATTCAATTACATTACATTGGTCTTCAATAGGCATCATTCTCGAAACTAAACTTCCTATAAACCCATCTTGGTAGTTGGGTGCAATTCCATTGTATTGTTCTACTACTTTTTGCTTGTTGCTTTTTGGGCGCGACATATTTTGAGCCACTTCCCATTTCAACAAAATATCGGTTCCCAATACGTGAACTCCCTCAAATAAAACTTCCTCTACAATAGAAGTAGTTTTATAAGGACGATAATCTTTCTTGGCATTTACCTCCGGCGTGAATTCTCCCAAATCCTTGCCGTTAGTTTCCGTTTTGATTACTTTTTTGACTCTTTCCCTAGTAGTTTTATAGGTAAAGTAAAGTAAGTTGGTTGTCCCTTTTACTTTTTGGTTTTGTTGAATTCCGTTATAGGTATTCCATTGCTCTCCCGAATTCAAAAGTTGCTCTTTTTCATTGGCGTACTTTTCGTCATTCAAGTATGGATATTCGATTAATACATCACTTATCAACGTGGTTTTCAATTCTCCGTGGTAGAAACAATCTCTGAAATAAGGGTCTGTCGTGTGTGATTGTATTTTGTTGGCAGGATCTACATATTCCAGAATAATTCCCTTTCCAGGGTGAAACCTGTTTTTCTCCCATCCGATACCGCAAACTACCAAGTCAGTAACGATTTGTTTTTCGATAGTCAGCTTATGCATATTTTCTTCAAGCACCATTGCAATAAGAGCTACCTCTGACAAGCAATTGGAAGGTTTGTATTCCATCTCTATATGCAAATTCAATTCGTCTTCGTTTTGCGGCAATTGGTCAATAGGCATACTCGCAATATCCATCCCGAAAGTTTCCTTTGCTTTTTGGATGATGGGAATGGAGTTTTGGTCGTCCTGAATGCGTTTTCTGTAGGCTTGTTTTCCGCCCAAAGAAATAGGGTCAATCGCATTGGCGCGAACAGAATAATTCCTGTTCACCATTCCGTTTACCACTACATCGACTAATTTCGGGATGATAGAGAGTGATTTTTTAGGTAGGTTTAACAACGAAACGTCGCCGTTGGTTCCTAAACTCGGTAGGTATCTCGACATCGGCACTTGCCCTTTGGCATACATCCTGCGCTCCATAAAATCAGCTCTTGCCGTGTAGAATTTCGAGGAAGCTCCCCCAATCCCCACATTAAAAAACCACTCACTCGCAATAGCTTGCGCCATCGACATACCCCAATCAGCAGTGCTCTTTTTTTCAAAGCTGTCCAATTGGCTCGGATAGGATAAATTCCCCTTAATTATTCCTCTTGTATCTGTCATCTCTTTTTAATTATATCTTTTTAGGTTTAAAACAAATGGTTTGATTTCTGTTTTTGGAGCGTATAGCGATTGGTTTATGGCCATAATTGCAAGTCCTGATGATATGGAAGCATCGAATTTTGTTCTGTCTTTAATATCAAATCGTAACCAATCATTTAGTGTTCTACTGAACGGCATCGAACCCATTTCGTCGTCTTCCCTTAATCTTGGTTCTCCTTCGGTTAATCGGTATTTTCCAACGTATTTATTGATGTAGCTTTCTGTCGCTGTCCAATGTCGGTTAATCATATCGGCAGAAGAGTTGGGTATTCCCCCAAATTTCTTTTCATCCGGCGACAATCGGTTAATTTCCTTGTCAAAACGAGTAGTGCAATAGCCACGATAGCCGTTTCTGTAGAAATATTCCAACATCATCCCTTTGTTGTTTTCTACCAAAATCGGCAGGCTATAAAAAATACAAGCCATTAAAGCATCTTCAAAAAACGTTTCAGCATCTTTCGGACGACAGATGTATTCCAAGAAGAAATAATTACTCGGTGCTTCGTTGATATTAAACCCTGTCAATCCGTGAATGGCTCCACGGGAACCTAAATTAAATTCTACTCCTTGTTCTGTTTCAATTAATTTTGCATCGATAACTGCATCTTTGTCGTAAGGGTCACAAGCCAACGAACCGTTGAATTTGCTTATGGGGCATTTAGTCATTCGTCCAAATACCATTTTACTTGTAAGTTGATTTCTATCGGCTTCATTCGGAATCCAACTCAACAAGAAACGGCCTCGTGGATTTGGGTTCCATACTACGGTGCTAAATTTTATTCCGTCTTTCCAAGCAAAATTTCCCTGAACCAATGTCTTTTCTATTTCGGTTTGTCGGTTGTAGTATATTTGGTCATTTATCTTTTCTACATCGTACAACTGGCTTTGCAATTCATCCCTGAAAGCGTCTTCAATAGTAATTGGGTCTAGTCGTCTTGTGTTGTTGTGTACTTTTCCGCCCATAGCTTTGGCCGACTTGAATTCTCCTTCCAAAAACTGCAACGAACCTTTTGTTTTCTTTTCTCCTTGTGCGTTGTAGAAAAATTCTCCAGGAGCCAATACCGTATGGCATACGCCGTATTTATCGGTGAAATCCTCCATATTTTTGTGTGCCGGTAAAAAGAAGGAATACAGTCCTGTCGAGGTCCTGTCGTTTTCGTTTCTTTTGGTTACGTCGGAACCATAATATAGTTTTTGGAACTCGGCGCCACCTTTATCAAGTGGGTTTAATGTACTTCCCATAAAACATTTCCCCACAACACGACCTCCCGTAACCATCGTGGGTTTTACGTTGTTCCAGTGGTCAATGATGTTGTTTGGTTTTTCTCTTTTTCCTGCCTCGTCACACAAATATCCTTTCAGTTTTTTGGAGTCATAGGCAAGGGTAGTGGTAGTCATCCAATCGACTTTGGTATTCAGGTAATCTTCGGTTCCTGTTTGTCTCTTCAATTTTGACGCCTTGCTGGAATCCGATACTTTTCCAAATT